CCCGACCGCGCCACCCAAGGTCATGTTGAATGAGCCAACTAGTGTTGGAATCCAAGTTGTCTTTGCCACCGCACTCCATGTGTAAACACGAGTGTCGGTTAATGTCAGACCATCGGCATCATTTCCGCTCGCGGATTCTGTGCCCCAGAACAGTAGCTTGACTAGGTTCGCATCCTTAACCTTGTGGATTCCGTCTGTTGTTGGAATGGTATTGAGTGCTGTCTGTGGGGTGGCTCCGGTTGCAGTTGTAGCACTAGAAAACCCAAGCTGATAGGTCTTAAGATTTGTTGTAAGTTGAATTGCTGGCATGGTTAGTCGTCCTTGGTGTTTATACGCAAATGGTCAATGGCTTCTTCAAGCCGCTCAACATCATCGCGGATTTCCTCTTGTTGTTTTTGTAGGAACTCCTGTCTTATGGTTATTCCTGTCAACGCTCGGTCATGGGCTTGATAAGCAATCATAACCGACGCGATTATCGACACCGAAAGTGCGACCATGCCAGTCCAATCTCGGCTGGATAGTCGAACGGTTTCAGAATGATTGTTTCTGGTCACGAATTAGGTCCCTAATGCCCCACCGCACCAAGGGGGATTGCTCCCCCCTGGCAAAGTAGAGGAGGAAGAATCAAGTGTAAACACCGACATAACCGGCGGTCCATGGGCAGAGTACGTCTGCACCAACCATCATCTGAGCCTTGAGGAATCGGGTGTTACGCCGTTCATCATCCTCAATTACGGCACGAAGCCCTGCTGCCTGAACGAGTCCAAGTGCAGCCGAACCTTCGCTTGCGCCACACAAGGCAACGCACGCTGGCTTAGCATTGGCCTTGGCCTCTGCGATGGCATAAGCGCCACCGTCGGAATCTGAATCCCCGCTGTCATCCAAGCCACTGAACTTGCCAACATACTTGGCGGCAGCAGCCAGTTTACCAGTGGCGGCAGCCTGGAACGTCGTGTCGGCGGTTGGCAGGTGGTTCGTAAGAATCACTTGGAAGCCTTCCATCATGCCGATGATTCGACGGTTCAGGTCCCATGGCGCGCTGTTCATTTCGCGGCTGTAAGGATTTCCGGCTGGTCCACTGTGAATTTGTGGATGTGTTGCGGAAACAGTAGCAAGTGTGCCCTGGTTTGATCCCCAACTAGAACCTTCATGCCGCATGATTGTGCGGATATAGGGTGGGATGAACAAGTAACGGCCTTCTTCTGGCACGTTATCTTCGTCAAACTTCTGGGCCAACTCAGCGACATCATCGCGGAAGTAGCCAGAACCCGTGCTGCTGTTAGGGTATGCCGCCGAGATGCTCGCCGGATCTGTTGCGTGCGTCACGCCATCAATTCGCACGACGGACTTGCCGCCAGCATGGATATTTGACGCGGCTGCTGTTCGAGCGGCCTTCACGGCCAACACAGCCAGCTTCTTGTCCATATCGATAGCAAGTGCGCGGCCCAATTTTGTGGCAAAAGGTGCAAGCACATCGAAATGCGCGAGGTCCATGTCACTGAACGGCACATCAACGTGGCTTACAAGAACCTCATCGACCTTCACGGTGCCCTCTGACATCTTGATTTGTTGACCAAGAAGTTCATGTCCGGGGTTGTGGTAAATGGGCTCTACACCAGCATCATCGCCAATGATTGGCCACTGAGCTGTGTTTCCCTGGTTAGTAAGCATCTTAGATGCAAGGATGTTTCCGGTGTTATCCCAGAACACAGTCTTGGCGCGAAACGCCTCGTAGACTGTGCCTGAAAAGATTTTCAACGCAAGAGCCCTTGATCCAATGGCCGAGCCAGATTCATCTAGGGTTCGGGTTGGTGTAGATGCTGACATAGCATACACCTCCTTATAAGTTTAGGTATCGCGTGGTAGTCACACAACATCGACCTAGAGGTATCCAATATGTCAGTTGGGCCTTGCGGGTATCCAACTTCTAGACTGGGCTATTCGGTTTTAGTTTCTGTGTCTGTTGAGGTCCGCGTCGAACGACGACGCTTCTTCTTCCTTCCTGAATCAGAGGGCTCTTCAGCCATGATCCGAGAAGGCTTTGATGCCCCTTCGCCATTTTTTAGATTTGTCAACTGGCTTTCCAGTTCGTCAATCTTTTGAGCCTGGGTCATAGTTTGTTCTGCAATTTCTGCTGGTGTCTTAGGAGAGTTCTTTGGTGCGGCTGTGTTTAGCGCGTCATCAATAGCTGCTTGGGTTGTTGATCCCGTGCCGGAGTGCCACACTTTCTTTAGGGCTACATCTTCCAGCAGGCAAGTGCATCGGTTCTCTTCCCAAACGTACTTGGGGACACTGCCTATAGCGTTCAAGCGTTCCCATTGATCGGGACGCGGAGTAAACATACCCATCACTCAACTCCTTCCAGCAATTGCTGTGGTGTCTTGGCCAGTCGGGCCTTTATTTCTTCTGTTATGCCTGTTTCTCTTAACTGAGCAAACACAGCCAATACTTCTTGAACAGTCTTGTAGCCATCAACACCGGGTGGTGGCGCTACGGCCTCAACACCCGCTAGTGGCCTAGAGTTACTAGACCCAACCTCAGCCCGAAAGTCGTACAGTAGTTCCTTGATCGCGCTCTCATATGTTCTCGGATCGGAAAGTCTACCATTCAGTGATTCTGACTGGGGTTCGTTGTAGTGATTCTTAGCCCACTCCATTACGTTGTTGAGCTGATCTTCACCGCCAGCCATTGAGATGGCGTTGTCCTTCATTTGGACTTGGATGTTTGCCTGTTGTCCAGCAACCGCATACTGCCCGGTGATGAAAGTGTCCACTACATCTTTGCTGTAGCCCACGGTTCGGAATGCGTCATATTGATCCGGCGTTAACGAGCCAAGAGAATCCCAAGACGCACGAATTTGCGCCATATCCAAGCCAGTGGCATCAAGAACACCCTTGATATCCCGCTCAGCCTGCATTTCAGGCACCGATTGTTGCGGCAATTGTTGCTGTGACAACTCTGTGATCTTACGTTGGGCTTCTTCATAGGCACTGATAAGCTCCTGTACACTTTCGTACTTCCCGGCCAACTTCTCTGGTGCCTGAGATTCGGCAATCGCCTTCTTCTCTTCTTCACCTGTTGGGAATGCTGCCTCGGCAGCGGTGAGCCCAACCATCTCCACATTATCTGGTGCTGTTGGAAGTTGCAGGGTGGCATCTTCCGTTGGCATGGCCTCTTGCACTGCTTCCGCCAATGAACCATCGATATCAGTCATTTCAAGTGCCTTCCTGTGGAGCCATCTCGTTCATAATACTAGCCTCAGCAGCGTTTCCAAGAACCTCAACGCCCTTTTGCTTTGCTTGAGCCTCGACGGCTTGTTGTTGTGCAGCCTGTTGCTCTGCCTGTAATTCTTCCGGCGACTTGATTAGTCCCGGCTCATGCACACCAGAGTAACGCATAATAAGGTCGATGAACACATCCATGTTAACCCGTTGCATAAACTCTGGTCCAAATTGTGACAGTGTTTGGAATGCGCTCATCATCTTCTGGCCATCAGCGGCCTGAGACAATGCTGCGATTCCGGTTACAGCCTCGATTTCAACAGAATCATCTGGCATCGGGGGGAGTAGTTTGTCTCTAGTCATCTGGTATCGAAGTCGATCTACCAAGGGTACCTGTTGACTATCACTGATAGCCCCAAATGCACCGGCCAATGCCTGGTCTAGTTCACCGGCCACCCGGCTTACTTGGTACGCCGTGACCCGCTCACCTCTTGGTGTTGACTCACCCTCCATAAGCATGGTAGTGGCCAAGTCCTTGCGGATGCTGTCCCTAGTCATAACCACGGTGTTAAAATCCTGCATTTTGTCAACCCGCAGAACACCGACATCCATGATTTGCCCTGATTGAACCCTTGCGTTTATGACCGAGCCGCTTGATTGGGCCAGTTCCTCGTCTCTCACCTGACTGTTGTAGTCCTTAGCAAATAACATCTTGGATGAGATGGCTGCAAAGTCAAGGATGCTCATGGTCAACTCGTTCATTGACCTGACATCACCAAGGTTCAGTTCGACTATGCCCCTGCCATAGTGTTCTTGTGGGGCAAGCTCGTATGGGGTAGCAAAGAAGGGGGTAATCTTCTCCTCAGACTCAACAATGATTTTGTTGCGGACCTCTTGCTTAATGAGCCATGTCTTGGACACGGGCTGCCATTCAACCAGGGTGTATAGGTCCACCATCCGGTCGGTGTGGTTGTGCCCCAGAAGGTCCGCCTCACCATAGCCAGCCTTTGCCTGTTGTTCAGCTGTCAGGGTGAGCGGGTCTACCCGTTCCTTAATGATATGGAACTGGACCTCTCCACCTGAGTCGCGTTGTGTGACATACTGATCTCGGCGGAACACCTTGATTTTGTAGTCATCTGTAAGTTGTTCAAGGACATCGCCGGTAATAAGTAACTGGCTGAGTGCCGCCCGCTTGCGTGATCGGAACCCATTTCTCTTGCCGTTGCTTCTAGGCGTAGACTTGGACGATTCAAGAGTTGCCATCATTGCCATCTCGTGAATGAACAGCATCTGCTCAAACTTTTGAAGCACCTCTGGTGTCACCTCTGGATTGAATCGAAACTCTTGGCTTGGCCTGAGCTTAAAGAATGGTATGCCAACGGGGAACAGGCTAAGTAAGAGCTTCCCCTCTAGGTTGGTGGCTCCTCGACTGGCGAGGCTAGAGAATGGCTCTGGTAATTTCTGATTATCGTCGTGGCCCTTGGGTGGTAGCACCCATGGCTTAGTCAGTGATGAGCATAACCTAGCCCTATCTAGGATTTCCCACCGCTTGGAATCTTCTGATCGCCATCGACTCTCAATGGTGTTGTCTGTTCCCATCATCATGTGCTAGTTCATCAGCCCGCGTAGGGGCCAACGCCTTTTTTGGGCTTCGGTATTACCAACGATGATGCTGATCCCTTGCGTTTGCTTCCAGCTTTTCTTTCCGCCTCTGAAACACCATGTTCCTCAAAGGGATTGAGATCAGCAACTCTTGGTGGTGGTGGTGGCGGTGCCCCGCCTCCTCCTTTTCCGCCCATAAGCACAGCAATAATGGCCTCAATCAGAGGCAGGTGGTGGACTAGCATGTCGGTATTCCTTCGGTATTAGTTTACATTCTTCTATGAGGCAGCCATAGAGAGCCGCATCTACGATCTCTCCACTGGGTAGTTTCCATCCACGACGGAGTACGCCCTCTTTCGTAAAGCACATGCCTCGTAGCAGTCTTTCGTTGCGTTCGTATCCATCGATACACATGGCCGTCATTCGTTGGCAGCCCATCCAAACAAAGGCGTATTGGAAGCAGTATTTGTAGAAGCTGAGGTGAACAAACTTTGGATCTTCGATAGCAAGGTGGATAACTACGCTGTGTTTGTCGTAGTTCTCAAACACCATTCCACCCACAAGGTCACCATCAGGGTTCTCTACTCCCACAGCCTGGTAGTTCTCTCCGGCCTTGCCGTACCCGGCAGGGGAGTGCGCCCTTGGGGCAACCCACTTGCCGACCCTATCAGACTGGTCAGTTATCAGCTTTGACATCGGCAATCCTGATTAGTTCATCAACCAACGATCTGCGTCCAGCGAGGAAGTTTATTGTCGGGCACTGGTCAGCCGTAATAGGCTCATCGACCACTGCTTGTGGGTTTAGCCTGTCTAGCTGCTTGATTAGGTCCAGTGAAAATGTCGGTATTTGATTGGGTAGACCTTGTTCGTTGTCCATAGCCATGCCTTTTTAGCCAGCGGTACATGCCGCCAGCGGTTGTAACCCAGAAGGGGATCTGTACTCCTGCCCTAAGTAGCACGATTCGCGCTATCCCGGTCGAGTCACCCTTGTATCCCCAGAGCCCAAGTGTAAAATTTTTCACAACCGTTCGCCATGTCTTCGGAGGAGGATACCCCTCCCACTCCCACAGCCTAGAGTTTATCGACCCGCAGATAGGGAAACAATCATCCCATGTGCCATCTTCTAGGTATTCTACATGGGGGAGAAACAACACGCCATGCTTATTATCTACACATAAGACAGCGGATGTGTTAGCGACCATGATACTACTGGCACATCCAACCTTGGACATGGTAAGCCGCCGTGCCATTGTGGCCACCGGACCAGTGCTTCTGGAGAAGTAGACGGCGATTGGCCCTCGTTCGGTTGTAGTCATTATCTGTGTACCTCTAAGCGAAGAAGTATTTGGATGATAGCACATCGTCCAACACTAGGTTACCCGGTTGTGGTGGTGGAGGAAGGCTAATGTTAGGGTAGTTCGTAGACCATTCATCCCATAACTTGCCTAATAGACCACCCTTATGTATCTCAACAAACTTCTCTCTAAGTATCTGGTTTAGTGGGTCCATTGTCTCAGCGTGTGACCAGTATGCGTCATGGACAGCAGCGAAGGCGATGTCCCTGCTGTGGCACTCGGTTCCAGTCATAAACATATGTGACCCATCCCAAGAGTGGACCATGTTTGGTGATACCCCCAGCACTTGGCGGCTCGGGCTGACCTTCACCCCCTCCTTGCGGTAGGCCAGCGTGATCCTCTGGAGGCATGTCTTAATCGTGCATTTACCATAGTTCCTGTATGGCTGCACCACCGGCATACCAATGGGGTTCGTCCATTGGATGGGCTTATAGGGGCTATCCGCCACCATGAGACGACCGCAAGTATCAAGCCAATCAAAGATATGTTCAGCCTTGCCACACAACCCACCGATGGAGGAGAGAATTTCGTTGGCCAAGAACTGGGCTGTGCGGAACAACCTCCCCTTGGCAACAGGCAGATCCTTCAGCTCATCCATGACCTGTAGCCTTGCCCCAACCTTGGTTAGGCCATACCACCTAGTCATACAGGGCCGCTTGACCAGTGACCTCGACAGGAAGGGCATAGATTCGATAGCCAGCCTGTTGCCCTCATCGGCAGCCCTGCCTAGCCGGTGCGTCAGTACGTCAAGCACCTCAAGGTACATATCAGATGGGACATCACTCGGCACCAGATTGACAGCCGCCCCTGCAACCTCACATAAGCCCGCTGCACTCAGGTGCTGTAGTCCATTCATCGACCCATCAACTTGGCAGGGCATCTTAGCGCCCAGTGTTTCTGGGTATGCCAAGGCTAAGCAAGAGGCCAGGAATTGTGGTGGGTCATCTGCATCTAGCCACTCAGTGTTATTGATGGGGTCGCTTGCTACTGACTCAATCATCTTCATGTTGCTGGTGGCCCACTCAGCACGATCATCAAGGGGCTGCTTATCTAGGCCCCACATATTGCAAGCCTGAACCCGTAGCCAGTACCACCCCCGCTCCCCAACCTTGACGCTATTGCCCAGCGCCAGCATCGAGCGAGCAATCGAGTTGCTTTGTGGGTGCAGGTACAACGGGATGGGGTAAGCCCTACCCCTGAAACAAATTTGGTGACACAGCCAGAACCGTTCTTCCTTTGACATCGAGTTGGCTAGGCCCAGCTGGTGCATGAACTCCACTCGTTGACCACGAAGTTTATTGTTGTGGACATGGACCTCATGTGCTTCCGTCTTCCACTCTCGCCTTATGTCCTCATCCTCATCGATGCACGATGGCTTCGGTGGCATTGGTCTATTGTCTCGCCCTGGGATGCCAGCGACGTTGCCGCCCTGATCCCATAGAGTTTCCAATGCGTCAACAACCTTCGTGTTGATGCTCCACGACTGGCTGTTGATTTTGTTTAGGTGGTTATACAACTCACCACGCCGAGGAGAATTTGCTATCGCATCCTCTTGCTCCGGCGTTGGCTTAGATATGAGTGGTGTACGAACATGAATGTACCCACCCTCGCAGTCCTCAGACCAATCAAGTGGCGGGACTATTAGCGGTTGGTACCTTGGCCTAAGATGTTCCCTTACTGAATGCCCCTGCTCAATGGCGGCGAACACCTCGGCATCCATCCGCACGACACCCTTCTTCTGATTCTCACGCCATTGTTTTTCGTGATGGAACGCTGGCCTAAACTCCTCATTGTATGGGCCTGCCGATGCGCACTCGATCATCATGTGCATCAGCTTGGTGCCCAGCTGAACACAAACCTTCCTGTTCCATAGGTTCTGTGACAGTGTTTTCTTAGCCCACCAATTGATACGCTGGGTGTTCAGCCGCTTGAACTTCCTATCTAGATCCCTAAGACTTGCCCGCTCATTCGATTTCAACAGGTCCATGTGAATCTCTGCAATCACAGAAGACCCTATGGCATAGGCCATTCTTGGTACCAAGTCTCCGCCTGGCTCAGACATACAACGCCCAAGAACCTGGTGCATTGTGATGACGGCAACACGGTCGGGGTCTAGGCACAGCAACGCTGGTCCATATAGCCCACGGCCCAAGCCTTGTTCACCATCCCGTACTAGATCAGCCTCACCCTTGATGCACCAAGCGAGTGGCTCCATCCAGTGGATGAGCATTCTCTCGCAGGGCTTAAGTCCAGCCGCATCACCCCGCTCAACCGCATCCATAGCAAGGCGGCGATACCTAGCAACGCCGAGGTTGATTGCTTCTGTCTCTGATTCCTGTTGTCGCTGAAGTATAGACCCCTCAAGGACACCACTCTTAACCGTTGCCTTCGGTAGGCGGGTCGATTGTTTCATAGACCTTGAATCCCTTGCCAGATTTTTTAACTAGGTGTAGTGAGTGCCGCCCATAAGCCCGCCACAATTTTTTATCCCGCTTAAACTTCTGCGTCTCCATCCCCTTGACATCGACATACCAGCACACGCCGCATTCCGATACGACAAAGAAGTCAGGGATGTACACGTTCTCTGGAACGCCAAGCCATAGGCGAGGCTGCTCTATGTACTCAACAATCTCACCCATCTTCCGTAGTTGCCACAGCTGCTGCGCGTATTGCATCTCTGCCTTGGACCCATAGGTCCTTCCTTCCCACCGCCTGTCGGCTGCGGGGCTAACCTTGTATTTGTTTCCTGTCATCAGTAGACTCCGGGTATGCGTTGTTGATTACCAAGTCAATGATATCCTTGGTTGCTCCTGCCACTATCCACTCTCGGGCATCCTTACCCTTGAGTGGCTCAATGATCTTCACCTCTGGACACACCGGCAATAGGTGTTTGGCTAAGTCTGCTGCTCCAATTCTTCCGGGGCTGTCGCTATCAGACACAACAACAACAGGATGAGAAGCACAGTAGTCAACGGCGTACTGGACAGCACCCCTACACGACGGTCGGCCTATGGTGTGGTATCCCTGGGCGTGTAGGTGCATCGTGTCAGTTGGTCCTTCGGCAACCACCACCAGTGTATCTGAATGCTTCAGTAGGTTAGGATTGAATAGCCCCTCTCTACTTCCCCTGATGGCGTACTTACTTCCGTCACGCTTGCGTAGCCTGAACCCGACGACCTTGCCCTGGTCGCACCTCATTGGGAAAGTGAACGCGAAGTGACTCTGTGACCATCCGACCTGCATAGATCGAACTGTCTCCTTGCCTAGTGCTAGGTTGTCACACAACCACCCTATGTGTGGGTCAAGGTCACCCATAAACTTTTGGTGGACACGGCCCCAGTTAATAGTGGTGGCTGTTGCCTGTTTAACGCTGTGTTTCTGTTCTGGTGCGGGTCGATACGACTGGTCCACCGGCCAGTAATGGGCTCCACCGTTGCTATCCACCAGCAACCGGCGGTATCCAGTCGTATCAATGTCCGCTGTGTGGCCTTTTGCCTCGGCCATACAACAGATCCTTCCCTGATCCGTATACCCGCACCATCGCTTGGCACCGCATAACTTGCACGGGCTTACATGACTACACCTCGACCAACTCACGAGAAGTCATCCACAATAATAGCTGTTTTCATTCTGGCTTCTTCCATCCGTTGGCTTTAATTCTGTCGATGAGTCCGCTTGCTTGTTCCCTAGTGAAGTTGCTCCCGTACCCGTACCTGCCCAACAGCGCCGCCTGCTTGATGGTGCATAGTCCAGCCTTGAGTCGCTGCACTATGGTCCCACATAACTTCTTCGCTTCGTTGTATGTGAGCCCATCAGGGTCTACCCCTTGCTTCATAAGCAGGTTGCTCATGGCTTCTGATGGTGGCTCTTGGTATGTGCCTGTATCAGATGGGGGTGCGATGTCGAGTGCATCGAATGGATTTATTTTGCGTGATGAATACTTAACCTTGGCCCTGAGCCTAGCCCTCTTGGCTACCTCTCGCTGCCTCTTCTCTTCTCTCTCTTTCCTTAGTTCCTCTTCGGCTTCTTCTAGTATTGCTTCAATGTCTTGAGCCCGGCCCGCCGTCGTGGCGGCAATATCTTTCGCCTTGTCCCGTACATCCTGTGGGTACCGGCCACCCAAGACATCGAAGGCTGATATTAACTTGTGCCTGCCTGCGTTACCTGAGAAGTCCAGGATTTCTAGCACCGGCTTATCAGACCTAGCGATTGCAGCATGTCTACTACCAGATGTATCAGCAACCGAGTCAACCACCCCAGCAAGGGGCCTTGTCCCACGGCCAATCATCTGCATCCATAGTGATGTTGATTTGGTTGGCCTTGCCATGACAATCAGCTCAATACCTGGCTCATCAAAGCCCTCGGTCAGGCACCCCACGTTGACCATGATCTGAAACTCACCGCTGGAATAGCCCGCGATAAGGTCACGCCTCTCTTGCTTGGGTGTCTTGCCGCATATCCACCGGGCACAGTCCTGGTGTCTGTTCAGTATCTCACATATACGCTCGGCACACTTGACTGATGGAACAAACATCAGCGTCTTACGACCCGCTGATATCTCTAGCGTAGGCGTGGCAATTGAATGGAGGTGATGCTCCTGCTCCATCACATCAGCAAGATCCCTACTGTTCAGGTCACCCGCTGTTGTTCTGATTGCCGAGTAGTCAAGCCCCTCGATCTCAACAACACGCTGCTCAATGGGCACCAGCCACCCATCGCCTATCGCTTGCTCTAACGTGTACTCATAGGCAACGCTATCGAACCACTCACCCATTGCTATCTTGTCGTGACGGTTGGGTGTGGCTGTCACCCCTAGTACCTTCAGCTGCTTGTTGCCACTGAACCAATCAAGTACACGCTGCCATGACTTGGCCCCAATGTGGTGAGCTTCATCAAATACCAGTAGGCTGAAGTCTTCTGGCTTGAACTTGGTCATGCGACCCTTGCCATTCATGCCTGCTATGAGTGTCTGAACACTAGCAATCACAACCTTTGACTGATGGAAACTATTAGGGTCAACGGATCTATCCGCCATCTCTATGTCAGCAACCATGCCAGTCACCATGTTGATCTTGTGTGCTGCTTGATCGATCAGCTCTTCTCGGTGTGCTACCACCATCACCCT